CATTGCCTACTCGCAGGCACAGTTTTCCATTGACCGGCCCCTTACCAGCGAGGAGCAGATTTTGATTACCAAGCTCTCCGATCAGGTGAAGGGATACAGCCGCCGCGTCGGCTTCGATATGGAGGAGCCTGCGGAAGCAGAGGAGCCGTTTGTAGACCCGGAAACCGGCGAGGTCATCCCGCCGCTCGGATAATGAACCGCCCAATGCGGAGCGGGGCCGCCCGGCCTCCTCCGCTTTTCGGGCAGAATGGAGGAAATATGGACTATTCATGTGTAACGACATTGAAAAAGATTAAGGACTATCTGGCTGGGGCTGCTATTGTAGCCTTCGACTTTGAAACCTCGCCCACAGAGGCATACCGCTCGGAGGAGAAGGCGGCGCTGGACGCCCATAAGGCAGAGATTACCGGCGTGAGTTTTTCCGTATCCGAGGGCAGCGGAATCTATGTCCCCCTGCGGCATAAGACCGGCAGGAATATCAGGAAGCCGGAGGCGGTCATGGAATACCTGCAGGGTGCGTTTTTTGAAAATACTGCCGTGGTGAAGGTGGCCCACAACCTCGCCTTTGAAGCCATGTTCCAGTATGCGCTGGGCGTGGTGGTGCAGGCACCGGTCTATGATACCATAGCGGCGGCCCAGCTTACCTTAAAGAGCAGCACCGCTTTCAGGAGCCTTTCGGACAGCGGCCTGAAAACCCTCGTGCCGCAGCTTTTCGACGTGGAAATGCCGGACTTTCAGACCGTGACCGGCGGACGCTTCTTTGACGAGCTTTCCCCGCAGGATGCGGAAACCGTCCGATATGCCTGCGCCGACAGCGACTATGCCCTGCGGCTGTATCACCTGTTCAATGGCTGGTTTGACCGGTATCTTCCGAAGCACCGGTTCCTTGTGGAGCAGGTGGAAAGCCCTACCGCTGTTTACTGTGGACTTATGCGTTACAATGGGCTGCTCATGGATCAGGCGGCCATGGAGGAGAAGCAGGCCGGGGCCGAGGAGCGCCTTGCAAAAATCCGGGAGGAAATCGCCTTTATGATCGGCGACGTGGAGATCGGGGCCAACGCCTCAACCTCTGCATTTAAGAGCTATCTTTTTAATGACCTCGGCCTGCCGGTCTTGAAAACCACGGCTAAGTATCAGGAGGCGGCGGATGATGAAACCATGATCCGGCTGGCGGACTGGTGCCGGGAAAACCGCCCGGAGCTTACACGGCTCTTTGAGCTGGTGCAGGAATACCGCCGCTGGGGGAAGATCAAGGGGACATATCTGGACGGCTATCTGCGCCATGTGAACAACGCCACGGGCCGTATCCATCCCGACCTTATGCCGCTGGGGACGGAAACGGGCCGGTTTGCCGCCCGAAATCCGAACCTTCAAAATATGCCCCGCAAGGGCAGCGACCCCATCGGAATCCGCAACCTGCTTGTTGCACCCTCTGGGTGTGCAGTCATGGAGCTGGACTATTCGCAGGTGGAGCTTCGTGTTGGTGCTTTTTACTGCCGGGATGAAAAAATGCTGGAAACCTACCAAACCGGCGGCGACATTCATGCGCAGACCACCTCGGTCATTTATCGTATCCCGGTGGAGCAGGCGGCGGACAAGAACGCGGAAAACTTCAAAGAGCGGCGTACCATAGCGAAAAACTGTAACTTTGGCGTATTTTACGGCCTGTTTCCGCGTGGCCTGCAAAAGACGCTGAAATTCAAGGCGGGGCTGGACGCTACCTTGGAAGCCTGCGAGGAGATCATTGCGAACTTAAAGGCCGGGTATCCGCAGCTTTCGTTATGGCAGGAGATTGTGAAGCGGCAGGCCAAGGTACGCCGATACAGCGAAACATGGCTGGGGCGCAGGCGGTATCTGCCGAACATTGCTTCCGAGGATTGGGGGAAAAAGAGCTTTGCGGAGCGGTGCGCCATGAATACACCCATACAGGGAACCGCCGCCGACATTGTAAAAATGGCAATGGCCCGGCTCCTTCCGGTTCTGGCACAGTATCCGTGGATTCTTCCTGTCCTTACCGTCCATGACAGCCTTGTATTTTATCTGCCGGAGGATAAAGTGGCGGAAGCCGGGCGGCTCATTAAGGGCCTCATGGAAAAGCAGCCTTTCCCGGAATTTGATGTGCCGCTGGTGACCGAGGTGGCAGCAGGCGTCAATTATGGGGAGCTGGTGGATATGGAGGTGGAGGCATGAGCGCGAACCTTTACAATTCCGAGGGCTATTATGACCCTACCGCATACGAGGCTTTGTCCCATATTGAGCGGGAAGCAAAGAAAACGGCATATAAGCCGCTGGTCTTTATCTGTTCGCCCTATGCCGGGGATATAGAACGCAATACGGAGCGGGCGCGGGGATACTGCCGCTTTGCGGTATCGAAGAACTGTATCCCCATAGCGCCGCACCTTTTGTTCCCTCAATTCATGGAGGAGGACGATCCGGCAAAACGGAGCCTCGGCATCTTTTTCGGGCTGGTTTTGCAGAGTAAATGCCGGGAGGTTTGGGTATTTGGAAGGACGATCTCAAAAGGGATGGCGGTGGAGATTGCGAAAGCCAAGGAAAGGAAACTCCCTGTCCGCTATTTTACTGACCGTTGCATGGAGGTGGTGAAGAAACAATGAGGAAAGCATTGAACGTCCCGCTGGAAGAATTTCTGCGGCCCTTCTTTGGGCCGTCGGATCGTATTTGTCTGCGGGTATTTGACGATAAGAAAACCGGCACTTTTAAGGGGGCTAAGCTGGAAACGACGCTCTCCGGGATTGCCGGGCTTATGGATACCTTAAAAAAGCATAACGAGAGGAACCGGGGGATTTATTTTGTGGTGAACTTCGGCGGCCATGAGGATGGGGAGATTTCCCGGATCAACGCTCAATTCATGGAATGTGACGAGCTGTCCTTGGAGGAGCAGCTCAAACAGATTGAAGCGTTCCCGCTGGAACCGTCGCTCATTGTGAAAACTCGGAAATCCCTGCATACCTACTGGCTCATAAAGGACGGTGATGTGGCCGCTTTCCGCCGGATACAGAAAGGGCTTGCGGCCCATTTTGGCGGGGATAAAACCTGCGTCAATGAAAGCCGCGTCCTGCGCTTGCCGGGCTTTTACCATTGCAAGCAGGAGCCGGTCTTGGTGGAGTGTATCCATTTCCGCCCGGAGCTTCGGTATACGCAGGCGGAGCTTTCGGCCCATCTTCCCAAAGTGGAGAGCGAGCCTGCCGCGCCGGGCGTGGGCCAGAGCAAAGGAACGAGGCAGGGACTTTCGCTGGTACTCAGGCGCTGTGCCTTTCTGGCACATTGCCGGGAGGATGCGGCGACCCTTTCCGAGCATGATTGGTATAGCATGATAACAAACCTCGCCGTTTTTGAGGGCGGCGAGCGGGCCATCCATGAACTGTCGGCGGGCTATCCAAAATATAAGGCGGTGGAAACGCAGGAGAAAATCCGGCATTTCTTAAACAGCGGCACGAAGCCGATCACCTGCAGGAATATCGCGGAGAAGGGATTTTCCTGCCCGCGCATGGTGGACGGCTCCTGCACCTGCAAGGCTCCGGCGGCCCTTTGCTATCAGCCCCTTACGCTGGATGAATTGCGGGAGGCCCTTTCCGGCGCAGAGGTCTTTTCCGCCCCGGTGGAAGCGGTACGGGCCGCAAAGCAGTTTGTGAAGGAGGCGCTCTATAACATTGAGCCGTTGGATGCCGGGACATTCATTGAATACGAGCTGCGGCAGCATTTCCGGCTGAAAACGCCGGACGCCAAGGCCCTGATTTCCTATCACAAGGAGCTGTTTAAGGCGTATGCGGCGAATAAGGAAACCCGGCAGGCGGCGCAGGATACGGAGCTGCCGGAATGGTACGAAGTGACCGAGCGCGGCGGCTTGCGCTTTATATCCGGCCTGCTTGCGAACCACCTTTCCGGGAATATGGACGCCTTCTATGCGGCGAGCAGCTTTTTCTTCTATCAGGACGGCGTATACCGGGAAGGCGAGGATATGGTGGCGGCGGCCAAGGTGCGGGAGCTTATGATTCCGAGGACAGTATCCATGCAGGCCATTAACGACACTGTGGGCCAGTGGAAAATGCTGATAATGAAGCCGATTATAGAGATCAACAGTAACCCATTTATCTTGAACCTGCGGAACGGTCTATACAATACCCTCGACGACAGCTTTAAGGCCCATACGCCGGAATATTACTCAACCGTACAGCTCAAAGCGGCCTATATGCCGGACGCGGCCTGCCCGCAATTCGTGAATTATCTTCAAAGTATGCTGGCCGAGGAGGAAATCTATCTGGTGCAGGAGATTTTGGGGTATCTGCTGATTCCAGTGAACAAGGCGCAGAAATCCTTCGTTTTTGTGGGAGCGCCCAACGCGGGCAAGTCTACCCTGCTCAATGTGGTGCAGGAAATATTGCTGGGGAGCGAAAATGTGTCGAACATCCCATGGCAGAACCTTGGCGACCGGTTCAATAAGGCGGAGCTGTTCGGAAAGCTGGCGAATATCTTCGCCGATCTGCCATCTAAGAGCATTGATGATAACGGAATGTTCAAGGCCCTTACCGGCGAGGATTTCATTACCGCCGAGCGGAAGAACAAAGACCCTTTTTCCTTCCGGCCCTATGCGCGGTTTCTGTTTTCCTGCAATGAGATACCGCGCAACTATGGCGACAGGTCGGAGGGCTTTTACCGGAGGCTCCTTATCATCCGGTTTGAGAAATCTGTCCCAAAGAGCCAGCGCGATCCGAACCTTGCGGAGAAGCTGGCGGCGGAGCGGGACGGTATCCTCATGTGGGCGCTCTCCGGGCTAAAGCGGCTGATTGCGGCGAACTATGCGTTCAGCGAAACCGAGCGGACGAGGGCGGAGCTGGATAAATACCGGATTGAATCAAATAGCGTTTTGTCTTTCGCTAAAGAGTATTGCAGGCGGGACGAAAAGGGCTTTACGGTTCGTGACGACCTGTTTTTGCGGTACAAGGAATATTGCGGCAATGCCGGGATGAAGCCGGTATCTCAGACCAACTTCAACAAAGAGCTGGAAGCCGGATTCCCGGAGATCACGCGCGGGCGGGATAAGCTCTCGAAGCGCCGGGTATGGCGCGGGCTTGCCTATGTGGAAGGAGGTGTGGGGGCTGACTGACCGTTTTTGTGACCGGAGAAACCAGAAAAACCGGGATTTGTTCATTCCTTGCGCATAAAAGCCAGAGGGATAAAAAGAGCCTTATTTTTAAGAAAAATATATATAGTGTGGTAATTTCCCGGTCTATCCGGTCTTTCCGGCGCGGCGTCTGCCCGGACGGTATGGAGAAAGAGATTGTTGCCGCGATTCTGCGGTATTTGAAACAACGGCCCCGGTGCTTTGCATGGAAAACTCACGGCGGTATGTACGGCACAGCGGGGATACCAGATATAATTGCCTGCATGAACGGCAGGTTTTATGCTTTCGAGGTGAAGCAGCCCGGCGGGCGGCTTACCCGGTTGCAGGAAGTAACCCTTGAAAAAATACGAGCCGCAGGCGGCGTGGCTGTAAAGGTGACTTCCGTGGAGGAGGTAAAGGCCGCCATTTTGGAGGAAGGAGGCTCAAATGGAGATTGATTTGGAGCAGTTGCATGAAATGAACCAGCGGATAAACGAAAAGCTGGCAGAGGCGGCCCGTCTGTACCGGGAAGGCCGTTTTGCCGAGTGGGCGGAGCTGGATCGGGAGATCACCGGGGACATTGACCGTTATGCGGATATGAAGCGGGCCTTTGGCTCTCCGGGAAAGGAGGCGGCAGTATGATTGCATGGAAATACTTGAACAAGCCGTCGGCCACGGTGGCGGCATTGCAGGACTATGCCACTATGCGGGATATTATCAACATTACCCCGCAGGAAACGAAGGAGCTTTACGACCAGATGATTTCCGTGGGCAGCAGGCCCTTGAATGGCCTGCCTACAAGCTGGAACCCGCAGGCGGGCGAGGAGCGGCTGGTGAAATCGCTGGATACGCTGGATGTGATTCAGGAGCGATACCGGCAGGCCGTGGAGTATATGCACTGGCTGGAACCGGCGTGGGCGACACTGTCGGATATGGAGCAGACAGTGCTTCGGGAGTTTTACATGAACGACAACCTGCGCTCCGGGGCTTCGGCCCGCCTGCAGGAAAAGCTCAATTTCAGCGAGCGGCAGATTCAGCGTATCCGGGAGAAGGCGCTCAAACGGATGTCGATACTTCTGTTCGGCAAATGAAAGATGGCAGTTTAATGGCACTTTATTTGCTTTCGGGTATGGTATACTGATAGTGTGAAAGAGTGAACCAAGGGAGCCTTCGCAGTACGCGGGGGCTTTTCTTATGCCATGAAAGGAGGCGGCAGCTATGCCATATAAACCCAAGCGCCCCTGTTCCTATCCGGGCTGTCCGCGCTTGACAGACGGGCGCTATTGCGAGGAACACCAGAAGATTATCACGGCGCATTATAACAAGCATGAACGCGATCCGGAAAGTCGGCGGCGCTATGGCCACGCATGGAAGCGGATTCGTGACCGCTATATATCCGCCCACCCATTGTGCGAGGAGTGCCAGAAAGCGGGCAAGATCACACCGGCGGCAGAGGTTCATCATATCAAGCCGCTGTCGCGCGGCGGCACCCATGTAGAGAGTAATCTTATGGCTCTGTGCAAGCCGTGTCATTCTGAGATTACGGCTCGTGAGGGCGGCAGGTGGGAACGCCGACGCTGACTCTCCGGGGGTAAGCAAATCTCTACGTCCGGCCCGCCGGGCAGCGGGCGTGGGGTATCGCGTAAAAAATCGCGCTTTCAAGTTGGGTATATAGCCCGCAGTTTCAAGAGAGGAGGTGGCGGCCATGGCAAACGGCCACGGCGGAGCCCGCATTGGCGCGGGCCAGAAGAAAAAGGCGCTGGCGGATAAAATCGTCGAGGGCAATCCGGGCAAGCGGAAAATCACGGTCATGGAGTTTTCGGATACGGCCAGCCTCCAAGGGGAGGAAATGCCGCCGCCCCGTGACTATCTGGCGGCCCGGCAGAAAAACGGCAAGGAGCTTCTGGCCGTGGAAATCTACCAGCGCACATGGTCTTGGCTCAATGAGCGGGGCTGTGCCTATCTGATTCCGGCGCAGATTTTGGAGCAGTACGCTATGGCAATCTCACGCTGGATACAGTGCGAGGAGGCCATTTCCGAGTTTGGCTTTCTGGCGAAGCACCCGACCACGGGGAACGCCATCCCTTCGCCGTATGTTTCCATGAGCCAGAGCTTTTCCAAGCAGGCAAATAACCTGTGGTATCAAATCTATCAGGTTGTCCGGGAAAACTGCTCCGCCGAGTACAAAGGGGCCACGCCCCACGACGATATGATGGAGAAGCTCCTTTCCGCCCGGCGCGGCGGTTAAAGATAATTTTAACGGAGGTCGAACATGAACATTTTACAGCTTCCCTTGGAGGAGGTACACCCTTACAAAAACAATCCGAGAAAAAATGACAATGCGGTGGACGCGGTGGCGGCCAGCATCAGGCAGTACGGTTTTCTTGTCCCTTTGGTGATTTCTGCCGAACATGAGATCATTGCCGGGCATACCCGCTATAAGGCGGCGGGCAGGCTTGGCCTTTCCACGGTTCCCTGCGTCATTGCCGACGAGCTGACCGAGGATCAGATCAAAGCCTTCCGGCTGGCGGACAACAAGGTGGGCGAGCTGGCACAATGGGATGTGGATTTACTCCCGTTGGAGCTGGCGGACATTGCGCAGGATATGGCGGTGTTCGGTTTTGAGAGCATTTCCGAGGAGGAATTTGGCGAGGAATTTACACTGGATTCCGGCGAGAAAAAGCCCTACCAGCAGATCAGCTTGACTTTGCATGACAAGCAGGCGGAGCTTATCATGGCCTGCATTGACTACGTCCACGCCCACGAGGAGGTCGGAGAAACCTTCGGCAATGAGAACCGGAAGGGTAACGGCGTTTATGAGGTGGTGCGGCAATGGGCAGAGCAAAAG